ACCATGCGTTTGATGCTTTTGGTTATCTTTGTCTACAGCAATTTAACCTTGCAAAACCAGAGACATTAGGCCAAACTTCGTTTAGAATATACTAAGAAACCTAATTCTTATCATGCCTTATCACACTGGAATGAAGAAAAAGAAAAAGAAAAAGAAGGGAGGTAAAAAACGTGGCGAATGTTCCTGTAAATAAAGCGTTATACTCTAGGGTAAAAGCAGAAGCTAAACGTAAATTCGCTGTTTATCCTTCTGCATACGCTAACGCATGGCTTGTACGAGAGTACAAAAAGCGTGGTGGTACTTATCGCACAGGAACTAAAAAACGTGGCAAGAAGTAGCGGTGGTTTAACCCGTTGGTTTAAAGAAAAATGGGTTGATGTTAAAACTGGTAAGCCTTGTGGTCGTTCAAAAGGCGAAAAAAGAGGCTATCCTGCTTGTAGACCAAGTAAACGTGTCTCAAGTAAGACGCCTAAGACAACAAAAGAGATGTCAAGTGCCGAAAAAGCAAGGTTTAAACGTGAAAAAACAGGTAGTAAAAAGATAAGTTATCAACATAGACGTAAAAAGAAGAAAAAATAACTGTGAAA